CGAGGCATTGATTAATCCACTCCGGTTGTTGCACATTCCGCAGTGGACAAGGCAAATACAATCCTTCTCCTGTAGCTGGTAAGCGGCAAAATCAGCCAGCGAGATAAGGCGTCTGGTGTCAGGAAGCCTGAGCCCATCTGTGAATGGCCAATAAATATACAATTCAAAGAGTTCCTTGTCATACTTGTCGAACGACCCCTCAACATCAATCACAAAGTTGATTCCCATACCCTTCGCCTTTTCAATCCCCTTTTTGGTGAGAGTAGAGGACTGGTAGAGTTTACCTGGGAGGATCTCTATAATCACGAAGTCACCCAACATGATCTTTGCGTTAGCAATGAAAAGTTTGATGGGATTAGACCAGTTCATCTGTCCTTTGAAGGGAGGGGGGCAGGATAGAAAAAGGGGAAAGGCCTGCCCCGATGAAGACTAATCTCTATTCCCATTTAGTTGCTTGACTGCCTCACCTATTTCATTTTTTATATTGAGATTAATGTTCTCAAATTTGGAGTCAAGATACAATTTGAACTCAACCCAAGTGTGGGTACATATCTTTTCGTGTTCCTCTTCCGTTAATATTTTCATTTTCACTCTTTCTTCTTTCCACCTCTCAAGATGTTTGATCCTTTCTGTCATCTCGCCCCAAATGTAGACGAGAAGACCGGTGAGTACCACACCTATTACGCCCGCTATGATCTTGAATTCGATTGAAAACTCGATCGAGGGCATTCATTTAACTCCCTTATCCTGTTCCCCGAGGCACCGTTTCAATTCAATTTTTAGTCTCGTCGCCTCATCCATCAGTCTGTAGACATCGGCCTTAGGCTTGCAAATGTAGCCTTCTGGTACGTCCTTGTAGACGACCTTCTGGCTACATCCTGAGCAAATTATCCACGAAATCATGAAACAGCTTAGTAGCAGTCTCTTTATTACCATTTTTCTCCGCCTCGTCTATTCTCTTAAATGATATCAGTGCAGGCGTCCTCTGCCTTTATCCTGTCGTCGAACCTCTCAAGCGAAGTCAGGGGATTCTTTCTAACGATCTCAAGGATGTTGTTGGCAAGCCTGGCTATCTCGCCGATGGCGTCAATTATGGGTACAACCATACCACCTCCTGGGGTTTATCCTTCGCAACGCCAATATGGATGAAGTTTTTCCCTATACCCATTCGGATCGGAAGATCCCCAACAAAGAAAAAGTAGAACCGCATCACCTTCGCTCTATAAGCGCTGTCTGGTATTTCAATATCAACCGCATCGCCAGTTAAATGCTCGCTATCAGGAAACCCGCCGACTTCAAGGTTGTGCTTCTCGCACCGACATCCGCTCGTGACGTGGATTGGCTCATTGAGAAACATCCTCATTCTATCAAGCAGGTCAATAAGGATTTGGTTGATGGAATCGAAACCACAACCATCAGAGCAGGCCACCTCTTTGCGGTCAAAGAATTTCCCAAGGTCTCCCATTTACTTTGTTGATAATGACACGGGCTGCTTCGTGAAGAATCTGAGAATGAAGTTACCAAGCGCCACAATCCCCGCCTGCTTCTCTGGGTCCATCACCGTCGGCACGACTCCGAACAGTTGAGCAGCGATGAGAGCGAGTGCCAACACATTTCCCCATAGGGTTTTCGATTTGAAAATGTTTTTTGCATCCATCTTCCTTACCTCCTTGTTAATAGTTATGACATCCTCCACTTCCGTAGCAACCCCTACCTAACTTCAACGTCTTGATCACGGTGTAAGTCTTAGGTTGACAGGTGCTACTGGTGGTGATGGTCTCGTAAAGGTAAAAGGGCTTGGGCTACTGCACTGTTCCCCCCACACTGGATCAGTCTTACATGCCCTTACCCTAATATTTTGTGCTCCTACTGGACAGGTAGCCAAATCCAGTTTCAGGCTCCCGTCCGCCTGAGCCGTTGTGCTTGCTGGCAAAGGCGTGGGAAGTCCAGGCTTCCAGGTGAGGCCGTTATCGGTGGTATACTCAAACTTGTATGTTTGAATTCCCGTCTGTGAATCGCAGGCGAGAAACGGCGTCTGCGCACAAACTTCCGCCCGGAGCACGAAAAAGGACACGACCACAGCAAGAATGATCACACTCCAAAATCTTTTTCCCGACATTTTCCACCCCTTATTTAACATACGTTCCAAACAACCCCAGAGAGCCAAAGAGAAAGAACAGGAAGAGCCATCCTATTCCAAATGCCAGTCCCCAGCAGTCCTGTTCCGGCTCGCTGTGCACTTTCGGGGTTTCCCATTCCCGTTGTATTGATCTATTTCGCTTTCTCTTCAATTCAAAGTTCCCCCAAGATCATGTTCACTGCCAACACTACCAGGGCGAGAATAACTATACTTGTAATCGCATGGGTTCTTATGGCAGCCAATCGTTATATATTTGAATGTTGTCGAAATACGAATTCTGGCTGTCCCATCCGTGGTTGCCTATTTCAATCTGGGCAGGAGTGCCTACCCAGGCAGTAAGATTGGTATTCGAAGTCACCGCCGTGCAGCAATTTTCGTTGTTCTCGTCGCATACTTGAAGCCACAAATTGGGGTCAACATCAGCGGTGTCGTATTTCGCCGTCACCGTGTACCAGGTCTCCTGTGCGAAGTTCGCATCGGTAGTCACAAGGTCAACGCTCGATCCGTTGCCTTTGTAATTCAGCTTCACCTCGTCGTTGCCGCCATCCTGCGAGATCTCGAAATTGTTGCTGCTATCAATGGGAACAGCAAACCACTTGCCCCAAATGCTTGGCTTCGTGACTAAATACATCCTCATTCTGACGGTCCCTTTCGGGGGATTGAAGATGTCACTGTCTACTATAGAGAAAGCAGCGTAAGCGTTGGAACCAGGGCAATACAGACTGTAACCTCCATCTTGAAATATAGTGCTTGAGATTACGGGTGTATGGTCTGTCCCCAAAGTAGCTATGGTGTCCCCTACACTGCACCCGTGAGGCGTACCAAGGGTCACGTCGATATTCTCCATATGCCAGGAGAAGATTTTTGCACCAGTACATGTATCACCTCCAGGCTTATCTCCACTACTGATTAGCGCTATTCCAAAGGAGAAAGCACGTGTAGAAACCGACAAGAAGAGGAGAAACGAGAGTGCCCCCAAAATTCTCATTAGTTTTAGGCTTCTCATATCAACCCCCGTTCTCTACCCATGCCTTCGGGTTGCCTATGGTATGCCATATATTCGGTTCTCTGCAGTAGAAGGTTATGTATTCCTCTGCAGCGGAACCTGGGTTCTTGATGCCGTGCCCAACAGTTTGCGTCGTGCCGTCCAGGACAATCGTATCCGATCCATTGATGACGACGTGCATGATCGCCGTGCTGCCTGATATTGTTGTGACTGACATACCAACAGAGGCGATTGGGAAATTGCAAGTTCCCCCTGCTGTCATGACGGCTACTCCTCCATAGAAAACCGCTATAGAAGGAGTCCAATTAGTGCTGTTTGTTGTTTCTGTTTTTATTTTCCCTGATATCGTTCCAGAGGTAACAAGATTTCCGCTCCCAAAATCCTGGTCACCAGTCCAAGTATTGCCACCATCTAAATTGGCCTTAGCATTAAATTGTCCTTGAATAGAACTCGTCGGATCGACATAAGCCATTGTAGCAGCAGGAACACCGTTGACTGAAGCAGGGGTAATATCCTTCAAGATAAGAGAAATTTCAGGGGTAGTGGTGGCATTGGCAACTGTACCCTCTATCCCGTTACTTGAAGCAACGGACAGGGTGGTCACTGTACCACTGCCAAATCCTGCGATAGCAGCCGCAACAGCTGCTTCGGTAGGGACGTTTGTATGCGAGCCAGGATTAGCAAGCGTGGTTACAAGAGGAATCGCCTCGACATCCCCAGTTCCAGCAGTCGTCCTACCGAGTAAGTAACCAGATGCCAGTTGGGAAGAAACAAAGCTTCCACTATTCTGATTTGTAGCCTTGATTACCCCACCACTTCTTATTAGGTACATTTCCTCAGGTTCTCCACTGCCTACGTCAGAAGTCAAAGCAATCGTTCCTGAAAGATCAGGGAAGGTGAAGGTTTTGTCAGGATTAGTAAGTCCAGCGAAATCCAAAATTCCGTGAGACATACTGTCATCATTTCTAAAATAGTAACTTCCAAAATCAGAGAAAAAAGTCATTACTCCAGTTCCAAATACCATTATGTCAAGGTCTGTATCAACCACTCCTGTAATTGTGCGAGCATGTACTGCATCTACATAAAGGTCATAAATTTCTAAATCCACATCCCCAGTTGCACCTGTGTAGGGAACTAAACCAGATAAATCTTGATCGCCAGTATTATTTCCCGATATTTCAGCATCTGCAAGGACTTTGAGCTTCTTGGGTGTAGTTCCGCCCGAGATCTCAAAGCCAGTGGGAGAAGTGCCTAAAGTAAGTTTGTTAATTGTCCCTGTTACATCTAGGTCACCGCTTATTTCCTGGTTGCCAGTCAGGGAATTCCCCCCGCTCAGTTTGGATTTGCTGTTAAACTGTTCCTGGATGCTGGATATGGGATCGAGGTAGCCGAACTGTGCAGCAGTTGGGCTTGCGTTGCCCTTGTACTGGTTCGCGTTGATTATCCCAGCTCCTGCATAGCTAAGGCTTGCTCCGCCAGTTATCTCCAGGCTGGCTTTCGAGTTCGTGCCTGAGGTAATGCCACTGAACGGGTGTTCGTGACTAAATGACACCATCAGGAATCCGGAAGCCTGCAGTTCCCTCACGTATTGCGTGTTTGTGACCGTAACCTGCCCGTTAGCATCAGGATAGACGACGCTTCCATCTGATAGGTGCATAGATGATACGCCCGTGGGAAAGGCGAGTGTCCACGACCCAGCGTTAGCGCTCGCTGACCACAAGAGTGTCAGCATTACGATTAGTGTTAAAATCCGCTTACATTTCTTCATTTTTCATCCTCCTTTAAAGGCTTGCCACCCAGTTTATATTTCTAACTACCATATCATTTCCAGAGTCTTTCACTTTGGCCTGAAAACTCGATTTGCTCTGATTCTGCAGGTGCAAGGTGTCTCCCTCCACCGAATCCACAATAGTGATCTGTAAATTAGGTTTGTTTTCAAACTCCACAGGGTATGTTACGGTCAACCATCCAGAATCCAGAGTAACCGCCGTGCCCCTCTGGACCTGCACCAGACTGATACCCACGATCGTGTAAGGATACTCCGTCACGTCGTCAATATTCTGCAGCCCTCCTCCGTAGATGTTGTATCCCTGGAATTTGAATTTGATCGTCTGCCCCTTGTAGAGATTCGTGTAGGGCATCTTGAATAGGGCGTTATCGAGACGGGCGAAGTCTGATTCATCGGGATGACTATCAATCACGCTCCCGTACTGCCCTCTATACAAAGCGCCATCAGGGAATTCGTCTGATTTGCCAAGTTCATACTTTTTAGGGTCGGCATTAACGAGAGAACAGCGATCGTATGACAGCAGTTCCCCATCTACATAACAAAGGGAGTTTCCAGCCTGCGCCTCCTCAGGCGTAGCACTCGCCAAGTCGAGCTCGCAGTTGTCAATTTTGATTTTAAGTGTGTGTGTGGTGTCCACTGGGTCCCCCGATGGCAGGCTTGCCGTTAGTTGCCCCGTCTTCCCATTCTTCTCGATCTGACCAATGTACTGATACGTACCACTAATGACGTCGAGCACGGCCCACACATAACAGCCCCCCCAAGCCTTGTCTGGCTCGTCACCTTTGGGCTTCCCACTAACGAGAATCCATATCTCGGGAACGACCGAACTTGCGCACAGTTCAGGGGGCGGCTCAAAAATGACGGGGTGGTAGCAGTTGTCCGGCTTCTTCCCCATGTCGGGTTGTGCGCCCTCCGCCGCTTGCTTGGCGTAGAGTTGGGCGTGGCCGATCCCCTGCAAATAATCCTCACAAGTAATCGTTAAGCCGTATTCCTCATCCTCCTCCATTTCGGTGATGCGAGTCCACTGGTGGTCAAGGTGGAGGCCGACATCAGTGAGCGTCACCAAGTCCATCACTCTCAGATTTATATAACGGCAGTCGAGTTTGAATTGGTAAGTGTTGAGGATGTGCTGTCTCTGCATAGTGAGTTGGGCGGACAGCATTGCGGGGTCAGCGTTGCAGAAGAAATGGCTTGAAATCACTGGGGCTGGTCTAAGCCCATAGAGTTCAATAGCGGAGAGATCTGAGGCGGGGGCCACATCTGGGTTGTATTGGTTGTCCCGCTCAAGATATTCGATCTTCACCATGTTATAAGCGTCAGCCCGCCTCTTGCGCCTTATCTTTACTGGCGCCTCCCCTTCGTTATAGAGGAAGTCGTCACGGGTGAGATCAGCGACCGGCGTAGGCGGGGTGTAGACTGCCCCATTTGCGTCGAGGGCTGTATCGCCATAAGGGATGATGTCAAGTTCCTTGTTATACCAACGCCAGGAGGCGTTGCAGGCAATCACGATATCTCCGATGTGAGAGGCTGCAGGCTTTTGAGAATCGAAAACAGGGGAAATGTTGAACCCCATCGCCTGGCAGTAGCTCTGAAAAGTGGTAAGAGCAGCAAGGCAACTGAATCCAGGCCCGTACAGGGGACTGGAAAGGAAATCATTGATGACTACGGCGGGGTTTATATCCCTTGCGGGCTCGGTGCAAAATTTCCCGTAAACATCGAAGGAGAAAACGGGAAAGTCTGGGCTATTTCCGAGCTTCCAGGCGCTGTTAATTATATAAGCAATGCGTCTATATGAAAGGGCTTTCGCTGGTTCATACCCTTGCAGCCATACATCTGGGTCTTGATCATCAGTCCCCAAGTAGGCAACAGCACCAAGGTCATCGAGCGTAGTCTGTTTCTTGTTACGCCATACCGTGCCTATCTGCCAGATTTCACCCCAACACAAAGCCACGATAGCCCCAGTCTTATAACTGTAGGTAACAGTCCCCATGCTGCCGCCTTTGCCCGCACTGCTCTCCTCTTCGTGCTTCTTGAAGTTCCCATACCACAGGAGGTTTCCTGGAATGCGAGCCTGACCATAGATAACTGTGATAACCATGCCACTCGCACTACTCTGAACCTGCAGACCACTATAACTGTGCAGTGATTTTGCGTTCGGGCCACCTACTCCACCGAAGAGAAACCCCATTAATGATCCTCCCACTGAAACGGCGAATAAAAAGCCACGAACCGCTTTTTATGCCGCAGGGCATTGTCACGTGTAACGTAGTTTTCTTCTTTGAAGGCGTGGATAACCGTAGGCCACCTCTCGATGATCGCCCCATGACTAACGCATTTCCCCCACGTATAGAGGGCAATGTCTCCAGGTAATGGCTCCTTTACCTCCCTGGCATAAGATTCGACGATGTTCAAATATACTTCCTCGCTGTGGTGCAAATACCAGTCCTCAGGGTAGTAAGGAATGTTTATATGCCCGCATATCCCCGCTTCCTCATAGACCTCGGCAAGCAGGAGTCCGCAGTCCACGCCTACACCCTTTTTCCTCGCAAAATGGTGGTATGGCGTCTTAAGCCACGACTTTGCGACCGCAACTACTCTTTGCCTCTCATTTATCTCTTTTTCCGTCAATATGCCGTCTCCACCACGGGAATAAAGGGCTCTCCCCCATAGTTCCCGCTCCCAGGATTCTCTTCCCCCGGGCCAATGAGATTGCCAAATTTATTAATACAGTCGTCCATTGTCTTATTGCAGCCCGCAACGAGCCTGACTTGATCTCCGATTTCTGGAACCTTGGGGAAAGGCTCGTAGACTGTCAGCGTAGATCCATCCCAACTGCCTATGGTTCTGGTTAGACCAGCATTTTCCCCATTCAAAAAAGTAATTTTGCCCAGCGTGTAAAAGTCAGCAGGCTCCGTTAAATCAACAGGGATGATGTTCACCGTTGGCCCACCTGCCCCGTGATCGGCAGTTACCACTCCGTCATTGGTAAACAGGATACCATTATAACTGGAGGCAGGATCAACACCGCATCCACCGTCAAAAAGAATGTAACTGCAACTCGGCTCATATACCCGTCGTGGGACCTCCATGTTTAGGAGTTCAAGATGACTGTTTATCGTGACTTTCGCCTGCATTCCATCCATATCTTGAACGTCCCCGATCCGGCCAAAAAATAGGGGGTAAACATCCGAGACAGCAGGACGCTTGAAAATGGTGGTGTCGGGAATAAGAAACGCCCTGTGCACTTCAACATCTGCTGCGTCCCATTCCCCATTCTTTAGAGCATCCATAAAGGGGATCGTGCCAAGCACGAAGTCATCAGATGGAGCAAAGGTAAAATCAAGTTGGTCAACCGAAAGATCGTTCTTCCAGGACAGTTGCCCTTTCCTGCAGACAAGGCCGAGATGAAGGTATGTATCCCCGTTGTAGGAAATATCAACATCAAAATCCGTCCGAAAAACAGGGCTGCCCCCCACGGGCGTGATCTTCAGGAGATTTGCAATCCAGAAGAATCGAGTATAGTCCAGGGGAACAGGCGGGACAAAGAGGTAATGCGAACGCAGTACTTCTATGGCGATTTGGGTTATGCGTCCTTTAGAGAGGTCATCTCCTCTCAGTATCTCGGCGGCGATCTGAGTTACACGCCCCTTGGAGGCGTCATCCCCTCTTAATACTTCGCCCGCTATCTGGGTTATTCTTGCGTTGGTCGTCATCCCTTACTCATTGTAGGTTAATTTCGCCCCCCATTTTGAGGCGTTGATCTTCGCTTCAGTCCAAGCGGAACTGTCATCGGGATCGGTCTCTTCAATGTGTTGGTAGACTTTATAGTTTTGGGTCAATGTAAATTCGGAGCTTAAGTCGTGCGTAGTGCTCTTTTTGTGCACAGGCTTTATTTTGATTTCATCCGAACCCTCGTCCTTCCTTGCGCAAATATTGACAGCAGCGGCGACGATAGCGCAGTCAACCAGGGCGGCCACGTCCTCGAAGTCAAAGATGTCGTAATCATCCACGGTTGGGGTCTCGATGTAGGTCTCATCATCGTCTATATTTCCGAGTCCAGCAGCGCCGTCGTCTATTTTGTCGAAATGGGTAGTGGGGGAAGCTGGATAGACAGTATCCCACTCCGTAACAATATCAGGGGTGACGGCAAGGATGGTGTCAACTCGGCAGTCACCGAGATAATCGTTGGCGTCGTAGCCGTCGTTGGTGGCGAAGTAGAGGTCATCTAAACACACATTGTTGTATCCTGGGGGATAAAGCGAAATTTTCGTTATGCCCGCAGTTGATTGATCCTGTATGTCCACTGTCTGCTGAGCAATAATCACCTGTTCATTCAACCTTACTGCGATTGATCCAGCGTTTGCCACACTCGCCATGATCTCCAAGTATTGCCAAGCGTTGAACAAGATCACTCCTGGCGCTGTTTCAACAACAACCGTGCCGTTCCTTTTCACCTGCAATTTCCCATCAGAGGAAACTTCAATGCAGAATTGCCTGCCCGATGAATTGTAAAAGCCAATCACGTGGCTGGTAGCCGTCACGTAAAAGGCTACACCAAAGATGATGTGAGTATAGTTGGCGTCGAGGGTCTTATAACTGTCGTAGCTCCCAGGCTTGAGGTATTTCGTGCCCACTCTCCTCGGACTTGGATTCACGCTTTGAATAGAATTGGAAGAGTGGAATATATCCCACTTCTTCTCGCCGTCATCGGTTGCGTAGTGATCGAAACCGTCTATGAATCTGATAACTCCGTTAGCCATTTCCCCTCCTCACACCTTCACTGACCTGAAAGTGATCTGTTTGTTTTGCCACAGATTATTCATAAAATTCTCAAAGTTACTGGCGTCCTCCAAGAACCTGGCCAGCCAGTAATACATTCCGCTCCACGCAAGCTGAAGTCCATCTGCTGGGGCAGTCTCGAAGGTAACAAGTCCATAAATATCTATGGTGAAATCAGTCGTGCCAGTATATTCGATCCATTCCTCCCCTTCCTTATGGTAAACAAACACACTGCCGTGTGGTGCAAACACAGGCTCGTAGAACCCACCAAGCTGCCGCATAAGCTGAAACGTCGTGGTTGAGCCGTCACCCGTGCCGAAGATCTGGGTAAAGACAGCCTTATCAAGCGAGTCTTCATACAAGAATGGAATAATACGCCCGTATTGGGAATTGAAAAAGGCAAGAAGAATTTGGAGATCAGGGTAACTCTGACCTGGCCTTATAGTGGCGGACTTGAGGAGATCGTAAGTTAGCTCCCATATCCAGAGCGGATACGCCATAAGCCCCGCCGCTACTTCCATCCCCGAAGCATTCTCCTGCACGATCGTCCTCCACTGAGGGATTCGCTTTACGCTCCAGGACAGTCCAGGGAGCGAGGGAAACAGGTTATAGCTTGAAGCAGGAATTGGATAGTCGTCGGCGTCATGGGCAGCCGTATACTCAATAAAACAAGCAAACAAACTTGATTCAGGGATTTGCCCGTTTATATACAGCTGGTATTTGGCAAGCACATCAGCCCATGTTTCGCAGCCCACTTTACGCCCCCATTCAATCCGTTCGGCTCAATCCGAACTCTCTATAATCGTGTGTTTTGGATCTTTCTTCGCCCTATCCAGCCCGATATAGCGACCCGATATAGCGCTTCTTCCCTTTTTGAGCTTCTCAGTCCTCTTCGTGGTTTTCTTGACTTTCATCTTTCCCCCTCCTAAGTTCCGTATGAAACTGCCAGATTCAAATCCCTTGTCATCCTCTTCCATGCTTTGTTAACTCCACTCCTGCTGTTCAAGAGCGCCCTTTCCACGTCCTTTGAATCAAAGGCTTGAATTTTGGGAGCAAAAGTAAAATGGACGGTCTTCCCCCCACTTGGCTCTGTCATATTGCGGATACGGTCAGCAAGATTCTCCGGGAGCACCATCTCACGGGCATGAGTCCGTACCATTGGATTGACGCCTGAAGGAATATCATAACCACCTTTAGCGCTAATCATTCCCAGTGCGCCCAGACATAATGCCATCAAAGCTACAAAAGCTGCGATCGCCAATGCGGGGCCAATTACAGGGATTGATGCCACAGCGGCGGCCCCGCCTGTTGCTGCTTCTGCTGCATTTGCCGTTACAACTGCCGTAGCCTCCCCTACTTTTGTTTCTACTGTTGCAGCAGAAGCGCCAGCTTGTATTGCAACCTGAGAGGTGGCCGTCATTAATCCCAGGGCAATTAATATTGTTGAAAACATCCGTGATATATTCAATTTCATCAATTCTCCGACTAACCATTCTCGAACCATCTTTTTAATAACAGCATTGATAAACTCAGCAACGATGGCCTGTCCAAGATCACGCAATGCATTTCTTAGTTTTAGAGTGCCTTGAATCATGCCATTAATCGAAGTATTAATGGCACTCGTAATCGGCGAAAGAATACTTTTCCATATAGATTGACTTTCAATGGCCGCTTCTTTGTCAATTCGTTGCATTTCCAATTGCTGCTTCTGCTTCAGCGCCGTGATCTTATTCAGCATCTCCTGATACTTAACGGGTTCATCCCGCAATAAATCAAGTTCCTGCTCGTATTCCTTTAGTCTGATCTCATATGCCTGGACCTCGAATGCCCGGAGTTCGACGAGTTCCTGGGTTTTCGACATGCGATCAAGGGCCACCTCGGTATCGAGTTGCTCCTTTTTCTGTGCTAATAGAAAATCGGCGGTCGCTTTCTCCTGTGTCTCCTGAAGTTCTTTTATCTTTGCCGTCTCTTCAACCGTCCGTTTGAATCCCGCTATCTCTTCGGCGTGGCAGGCCTTCCATTCAGTAAGGGCAATCTCGGTGAACTTCCTTAAAATCTCCTCTTGCTCTTTGTAGCTCAAATCGGCCATGGCGAATTTCCGCATCCAGAATTCCCGCTCCTCGGCGAGATTGCGTTCGATAAATTCCCCTTGAATATCCATGGCCCTGAGCAGCGATTCCCGATATTCGGCCTCCCACTCAGAGATACGGCTGATTTCAGCGCCTGGGGCAACCTCTTTAGGTTTAGGGACGTATGCTTCGCCGCCAGGCAAAATCGGCTCTCTTCCATGTATCCCTCTAAAGATACCTGCGGCTTCAGGCAATGTTGCGCCGTATAGAGCAGCCATGCCCTTTGCCAAATCCATTGGAAATTCCCTAATAGCTTCCGTAATAGAGCGAATTGCATTGGCGAGTGTGTTGAGAATAGGGATCACAATTGAACTGACTTCTCCTGCGAATTTCGTCCACGCCAAGCCCATATCAGCAATTGACTCTTGGTATTCAAACAGCTTATTAACACCGTCTTTTGTGATGGTTAATCCCAATCGTTCCTGTGTTTCACGGGCATGAGCCATCCGTTCTTCATTCATTTGGATAAACTCATTGACATTATTTATTCTTATTCCAAAAGCATCAGAGGCTGCCGCTGTCCGATCATATCCTTCCTTAAAATCACCAAGTCTTCTGATGACGTTTTGCATAATCTCTTCAGCAGGAAGCATTGCACCATTGGAATCTTTAATTTTCATCCCGAGTCGCTCAAATGCCTCCGGTGATTCCTTGACGTGCTGGACTAAACGTTTGAAGGCCATTATGTAGGTATCAGCGTCAAGCCCGATCTCCTTTAAGGCGATGGCATAGGTCGTCGCTCGCTCAGTTGCTATGCCGAAGGCTTCAGAGAGATGATGCACCTGCTTGACAAAGGCCATATAATTCCCCACTATGCGCCCAATCTCATGGATGGCGAAAAGGCCCGCAAGGGTCCCTACTGAAACTTTAATGAGATTTATGGCGCTGGCGATACCGGAGAAACCGCTCTTTATGCCCTCACTCATGGAGCCAATGGAAGCCCTGGTTTTGCTTGACATATCCTGCACGGCATTAGTCATCTGGTCAGTCGAGGATTTGAGTGAGGATGTGGCCTGATTAAGAGATGTCTGAAACTTATCAACTACTACCTGTAATTCTATCTGGATTTTATTTTCTGGCATTTAACATAATCCTGTTTTTTGTCCAAATTCACGAATAGCCTGGTTAAATTCTTC